GACCCTTCCTGTATAATTCTCTATATATAATGATGGTCTTATCATCGGGGTCTATAGCAGCCCATAGACAACAACTTTCTGCAGCATAACCATAGTCTAATCCTTTTAATCTCTCCCACCAAGAAGGTATTTCAAAAGGTGCTATAATATGTGTATCTGGAGAAAATTCAGCAAACGCTGCTCCTTCTGCCACATCCCAGTTTCCTTCTAACAGTTGCTTTCTTTGAACTGCTGGTAAGGATTCTAGCATCCTTTCGTATTCACCATCTTCGGCAAGATACGGATTATCCTGCAATAATGCTGGAATAAATTTCCTTGTTAAACCATCTGAACCTATAAAAGTTTTATTATGTTCAGATGCTTCTACATACCTTTTCTTAACCCATTGTGCACCTACACCACCGGGGTTAGCTGTACATCTTAGATAAGTTTGTATTTCTGGATTTGTAGTTCTTAACCTTGAAGCTAAGTAGTTCCATCCAAACTCTGTAGGTAAGTGAGTAATCTCATCAAAACCTATCCAACTGTACGCTTGTCCTTGATAACGATAAACATCTGCATCTCGTTCCAAGAACCCAAATTCTATTTTAGCTCCACTTGGGAATTGCCAAAGCTTTTCTACTTCCCTAAACTTAGCACCTTTAAATGCTTTAGGGTAGAGTTCACGAGACTTATCTATAAGTTCTCTTAACTCAGGCATAGACCTTCTTAATATTAGAGCTCTATGTTCTGCGTAATGACAATATCGCAATGGGTCAATTAACATTGCAAAACTTTTGCCACCACCTGCTGCTCCTCCGTAGAGTACATCTTTTTCACCAGCAGCTAAAAAATCTGTTTGGGGACCTTC